CAGGAATTGAGCGACGTGGTCTTGGCCGGTTCCCGCAGCATTTCAAAGCCGACCTGGATCTCGGTCAGCAGCCATTGCTGGTCGGCCGGGCTCATCACATGCCAGAACCCGGCCCCATAGATCCACACCTCGCCCTCGGCCAGCATGATGTCGGCGCCGCCATTGCGGACGACCTCGATCACCCCATCGGCAATGACAAACGGCGCCATCAGGGCGGACGAGGCGGCCGGCTGCGGCTTTCGCTTCGCCCTAGCTTGGCCAATATCGATGATCTCGGCGTCGTCCTGATCGTTAGCCGGCCTTTCACGTGAAACATCGGGCTCTGGTTCCTTAGGCGGAAACTTCTTGGCCGCGCTCTCGCAGGCCTGTCGGATTTGCTTCTCCTCGACCCGCCAATTCCAATCCGGCGCGCCAACCTTGCGCGTGGCCTCCATCAGAATGCCGACCACCTCCTCGGTCGGCTGGCCGGCATGGATCAGGGACGCAGCCACGCGGATCTGGGTGTCGTGGATATTCCCCTCGGTCATTCCAGCCAGGGCGGCCTCAACATCCAGGCGGGGCTTGTAGCCCCATTGCTGGGCATGCCGCAGAAAAGGGTTGTCCTCGGTTTGTTCTTGAGGGTGAGAACCCCCTCTCGCTGGGGAGGGGGTCACGACCTTCCTCGTCAGGATAGGCTGCTGCTCAGCCATCCATTCCTCAAGCTCCTCAAGCTCGTAGCGGGGACCGTCGAGGCGCTCGCAGACCACCTCCCGCATGTCGCCGTACTTGGAATTGTGGGTGCCGGGCAGGCGCATCAGGCGGCAGACGTCACACACAGCCAGATCGCCGGCGAGGATCTCGGCCAGCGCCCGCAACGCCGCCTCGATCATGTCCCGGTAGACCTGGCTGTCGATCGCCTCCCGGAACACCCAGTACAGATGCAGGCCGCCGCCCGAGCGCACGATGCTAGTGGGCGGGCAGCGCAGCTTCGCCAGTCGCTCGCGGATGGTCGGCTCGTCCTCAAGGATGCCCTTGAAATCGAGATCGGCGTGCAGACAGACAGTCTCCCTGACTGTTTCCTTGTTCCTGGTCGAGGCCCCCTCGTTGACTGTCGCCACGCAGACGAACATGCCGCGGCGGTTGCGATCATGCTTGCCGACAAAGCGGATGATGGGGTCGATGTCGCGGGTGAGGAGGACGGGCCGAAACCGCGCCTCGTCTAAATCCGAGGGGTCGTTTGCCAGGGACTGAAAGAATATCGGCTGCTCGGTCTGCCCGAGCAGGGCTTTGAGGAACTCAAGGCATGTTATACGCTTTTCCATGCCGCCATGATCGTGTACGTTCATGCGTAATTTCCTGTGATTGTCTGCCGAGGCAAAAGAGGAATGGGCCGGGGGCAGCTTCGAACTGCTCCCGGCTCTTTAACCTATGCTAATTTTTTTTAGCTAAATAGTGTCCTGATAGACTATAGACGCGGCTTCTTGACCGGCTTTGCTTCAGGCTCTGAGTCGGCATCGGCTTCGGCAAACACTGACTTCGGCGCCCATCCGACAATCTTGAACGTCGGAAACTTGATGCGGCCGATCGATCGGTTGCGATGCTCATACGAACTGGCACCGATCTGAACCACCGGCCACTCGTCAGGATGCATCGACGCTGCCCTGCCGTACTTCAGTGTGACATCACCGATCGAACCGAGCCCGCCCTTCGACGAAGTGGTGAACGTATAGAGTTCGGTGTCGTCACCCGTGCCCTTCATCAGCCAGTAGTTAGTAAGCTGCCAGGGGTCTCGCGGCTGTCCCTGCGCATCGGTTTCCCACTGCGTCTCGTCGGTATCACCTAACTCGTTGCGGTTCGGTATCTGATAGTTATCCTTGACCTTGCCCATGATCTGATCGGTGGGCTTGGACGCCTCCCACCGGATCCAACCGACTAAGAGTTCGTCCATGTTGGCCACGAACTGCGTGCCAAACGGTACCTCCTCCTCTTCCTGGCCGGCGAGGTAATCGCCTTTCGAGAATTTCAGGAGCTTGCCGACGATCGACTTTTGCGCGACCGCCTCGCCATAGGCGATGAAAGGATTGGACTGAGCGGCGACGGAAGTATTCTGCGGTTTTGTGACTTCGTTCATAGTATTTTGTCCTCGGTTGTGGTTCAGGCCTTGGTGGGTGCCAGGCCCGGCATCGAAACGTCGGTTGACGTCTCAATCTCGATGGTGAGCCGATCGGATGGCTCCCCTGTTGTCTTATACTGTTCGACGTCAACACCGGCGACGATCGCCGCTGCCTTGATCGCCTTGTTATCGTAGCCGGTACGGCCCTTCACGCTACTCCAATTGACGACGCCGGGGATCTTGCGCACGCCTTTCTCGCGCAAGCCTGTTTTGATTTCGTCCTGTAGCGTGCGCAAAAGTCTGTCAGATGCGTCTCGCGCCTCTTCGGCTGCTTTTGCAGCGTTCGCCAAATAAGCAATCTCGGCCGCGAATTGCGGATCGACCGGCTTCTCCTGGAACGGGAGATTGCGGCGCTCGATGCCGCAGGGCTTGGTGAACGGGCAGTAATTGCACTCACGCCCGCCGGCGATCCATCCCTCGGGCTTGAGCTCTGCGCCACTGGTCGCCGTCATGATCATCGTCGCGCGTTCCTTGGCGACTTCATAAATCGCCGGGTTGAACTCGATCACGAACTCCTTGACGTCCGACCAGAACGAGGCGTCTGTGTAGGACAGGATTGAGTGTGTCGGTTTGAACTCCGTCATCTCGCGAACCAGGCCCATCTGCACCTGGGTTTGAAAGACATTGACCGGCTTGGCCTCGGTCAGATTGGTGCGCGGATCAGATGTCTTGCATTCGACGTTCGCGCTATCGGCGCTGGTGCCAATTTCCTGTTTTTCCTTCTCGTTGAGCGCGACGATCAGGCCATCGGGCGTTGCCGACAGGAAGTCCTTGACGAAGGTTCTCTGTTCGCGGCCCGCATAGCGCAGTCGAATGCCAAACATGGCGCGCATGGCTGGCTCCCAGAAATGATCCTCGAACACCGAGCCGCGCATTCTCGCGCCCCAACTCTCGGTGTACTCAGGGTCACGCTCGACACGGTGGTGCGGATCGTTCTCTGCCTTGAGCCAGTACACCTTTCTGGAGCATTGCCCGACCTCGGAGGCACCGATCGTGTTGGATCGCTCATGGCTCCAGTTCTTGGCCGTGGAGGCGGCGTAGGCGTCGAGCGTTTGCTTGATAAGCATTTTCTAGTCCTCTTCCAGCGGCGCATTGCACTTCTGCTGCCACAGCCAATCTTCGACCTCGATAACCGTCTCGTTGTCATGGAGGCTGCAACGCGATTTTGGCATCCAGTGTTTCTGGTTGTCGATCACGACCAGCCAGGCCTTGTCGGTTTCGTATTCTACCTCACAGGAGAGGCGGCGCGGCGGCGGGGGAGCACGTTTCACCTTGCGATGGGTTAATTCGATTGCTCCCATCATGCGGTCCCGTTTCCAGTCCTCGGTCACGGGCACCGACCCCCATGCCGCGGCTGTCTCCCATAGCTTCATCCATACCCACTCACCCTTTTTCATTCATGTCATTACCTTCAGCTCGTCGCGAACAATCTCGAACACAGTCGGATCCTCACCCGGCAGGCTGTCGTCGAACGGCGCATAGCCATTGATCTCGCGCAGCCGCACAATGACATTGGCGATCAGCGACACCGCGACGGTGCGCGTTGCTAGATCCGCCTCATGCAGCCAGCGAGCCTCTCTCACGGTTTGCAAGATAATGCTGTGATCCTCGAACGTCGCGGACTTCACCTTGCGCACGAAATCACGCCAATCGTCTCCGTAATCATTAGCGACCTGCTCCACCCTCGCCCTGTGCCAGGCCCGCCACATTCGGAGCTGCCGCTCCTGGTCGGCCTGCTTCTGCTCCATGTCCGACAGCTTCATCGGCGCGTCGGCCTCGGACTTGACGACCTTCCTCGCGGCGCGCTTTTCGGCCGCCTCGTGTTTCTTCCTGACTGGTGCCGGCATCTGCCGCTTTGCGAAGTCCTCGAACGGATTGCTCATCTCACGGCTCCGATGTCGGTTAGAAATTCCACAGCCTCGTCAACCGACCTGATAAGCGCCCAATGATGGCCGAGGCGGATGCAGATACTGCGGAACGCCTGCTGCTCGACCGACAACGACCCGCCCTTGATCTTGAGTTCGAGCCAGGCCACGCGCCCATCCTCCAGCAGGACAACGATGTCGGTGGCACCTCGTTTAACGCCTTCACGTTTGAGTTTAACAGCAGTGCGAAGATCGCGTTTGCCTCCATTGGGAATAGCAAACCAATGCAACTCCTTGCGAATTGACGCGGCCATGTAGGTGCAGATTTGCTGCTGAAGTACGTGTTCAGAAAATGGAGGCGCAGCTTGCTTCACGCACCTTGCTCCTTGCGCATTTTGTTTCGTAACCGCCATGTGCGTTTACATTCACGACATTGCCTGTCGCCATGTGTCGGTCCGACATAGGTGTTTTCTTCTGAGTAAAAATGTCCTGATGGACAATATTGCCGAAGATGCTGTGGGCTTGCGTTATGGCCCCATTCTTTCATCCACAAGAGAACAGCCGAAGCGGTTACGCCAAACTGTTTTGCGATTTCAGTCGGTTTCTTGCCTTGCTGATAGAGGATAAACGCGACTTCTTTTTCTTTCGTAAATTTTATTCTACGTCCGATCTCCAAGCCGGAGTGATCTTGACGGCCCTTGCTCATCATGTCTGCAATGTTGTCTTTCTGCGTCCCCGCAAAAAGATGATCTGCATTTACGCAATACGGATTGTCGCAATGATGAAGTGCTAAAAGCCCTTTAGGCAAAGGACGGCCAGCTAATTCAAGCGCGACGTGCGATGCATATTTAAGCTGCTTTTCTGATATCCTGAGTTGAGCGTAACCTTTTTGGTCGCATGATCCCGTCCACAGCAGGCAGCCGCTGTTGGGCTCGGGTATTGTATGCTTTTGAAATCGCTCCTCGATGCTCACACTGCCCTCGCAATCGGCCTGCCGACAGCGCGCTCATGATGCGCCCGGCAATAGGGGCGATCGAACAACGCTTTCTTGCCGCAGAACAGATAGGGCGGCCTGGTTTCCATCAGATCGCCGAGCGGCCAGCGACAGGAGCTGTTGCGCAATTGCAGGATATCGAGGCCGGAGGCAGTGTTCTCAATGATTGGCAGTTCCGGCGCGATTGGAGCATCAACGCGGATGCGTGTCATCTTCGGTTTCTCCGTTCTCTTGCGTGCCTTGGGTGGGGGTGAGTGGCCACGTTGCGGCAGGTTGAGACGATGGCGCCGGCCGATTACCGAGTTACGGGTGATGGCAACTCTGAACTCGGCCGACAATGCGTCGGCGATCTCGCCCATGGTCATCGCCTCGTCGCCAGTGCGCGCGTCCAGTTCGCGTAGGCGCTGGTTGATGTCGGGCAGGCTCCACGGGCTTTCGGCGGGGTTCATGCAGCAGCCCTGCCTTCAAAGGATTTTACAAAAAGATGCTTTTGTGACCTTGGGCGCCACTTTGGGCTGGTCAATCCTAAATACTTGAACCCAGAGGCTTTGTAGATCGTCCCAATGTGACCCTGCGACGTATCAGCATAAGTAACGATGCCATGCACAATGCACCTCTTGCGGAGCATTGAAATGGTTCTTCCGATCATTCGGCTTTCCGAGTTGCGCGGGCATGCAGGAGACATCACCAGGCGCTTGATTTCATGCCACCCAAATTGCGTTGTTCTGTCCCAATACCCATCGAGCTCAGTTGCATTTGGTGCCCCAAAAGAAATCGCGCCTTCCAAGTGACCGTTGAAGTAAGCCCCAAAATTAACCTGAGACAAAAATAGCGTATCAGATAGGTAGTGCCATTTTCGATACGCCACGGCTGCGGTGCGTGGATTGATTATCTCAAACCTGAGTTGGAGCGGCGAGGTCGGAATTGAACCGCCCTCTTCCTCTTGGAACAGAGAACGCATTGCCCCTATGCTATCGCCGCAAATGTTCATTACTCTGCCGCCCGCTCAACCAGGACCGGCTCGTCGATCTGATCGCCGGTGATCTTCTCGACACTATCGGACAATTTCGCACACAGCTCCTGGCCGCGCTTGGCCTCCTCGGCGACCTGAACGCCCAAGGCATGCATCTGGGTGATGTCGGCCTTGGTCTTGGCGAGGCACGCCAGCACTTGTTCTTCGAGCTTCAGGGTGTTGGCGCGGACGGTATTGAGTTCGGCGACCCACTGGCCGGCGATCTTTTCTACGGACTCTTTTAGTAGCTGGTGGATGTCGGTCATGGTTCTTCCTCTGGTTGAAAGGGTCAGCCCGCGGCGAAGGGATTGAGGGACCAACACCGCGGGCCTTCACCCGCGCGGGGCTCGATGGGGGGCCATCACCGCGCGGATTGGTTATCGGTTTCTGTGGGCGTCTCGAAAAACCATCGATCGTCCCAATCGATGCCGCGCTGGATCGCCTCGTTTCGGATGCGCTCCAACTCGCTGTGGCTGGGCTCCTGGGCGCCCTGCTCCCACCGGGAGACGGACGCCTGGGTGGTCCCGGCGATCTCGGCAAAGACGGTCTGGGAGACCTCGAACAGGCTTTTGCGGATGTGCTCAATGGGTTTCATAACGGAACAATTTATACGGGAGCGCATAGAAGTCAACCCAGATTATGCGGGTCCGCATTATTTTTATGCGCAGGCGTATTTATCCGTTGACATCTATGCGCAGGCGTATATTCTGACCACATCGAAACAACGAACCGCAGGGCCACCCGATGACCATCACCGTCCAGATCAAGAGTGTCTACGGCAACGAAGCCATCTACCCCGTCTGCGAGAAGGCCAAGGCTTTCGCCAACATTGCCGGCACCCGCACCCTGACCCGCCACGTCATCGAACAGATCAAGCAGATGGGCTTCTCCATCACCGTCGCACAGCAAACCTTGAGCATCTAATGACCGCCCTCCTCGCCGGCGCCATCACCATCGGCCTCCTCACCCTGATTTTTGCCTGCATCATCTCAACCGTTACGGGACAAGACCAATGAGCCGCATCAAGCACAATTATTTCGTCGTCATGATCGATTACGGCAAGCGCGGTCGCGAGGCGATCGTTGATCCCGAAATCACCGAGCGCGGCATTGTCGAGCGCATCGCCTCCGGCGAGTACCGGAACGTCGTTTTTATCCATCACGTCGATGACGGTCTCGTTGAGGACGTGACCCATGATCTGATCGATGCCGCCGAGGAAATGCTGCAGGAGAGGGAGCGCACGTAATGAGCATGGTTAAACGCGAACTTGAGTTTGAAGAAGAGCGCATCGAACGGGAGTGCGTCGAACAAGAGCGTCTCGAACGAGAGCGTTTCAAGGAACTCATCAGGCTCCGCACCGCGCTGCGCGAGGCAATCTCGCGCCTCAAGGTGATCGCCGCACGCGAAGAGGATGGTCCGGTCAGGACACTTTACAAAAGGTGGGAAATGGAAGCCCGTCAGGCGTTGGAAGGCGTCTAATGCGTGAAGTCCTCATCCCGGTCGTGATCGAGATTGCCATCGTCCTGCTCGGCATCGTCGGCGGCCTCGTCATCGTGAAGGAAATCATGTGACTGAGCAAATCATTCACGATCTCATCGATAGACTGACGGGAGCAGATGGGCGACTATCTCGACCTCTGCGACCGAGCCGATTGCGATATGACAGAAGCAAGTAATCATACGCTCGGCCTCTTGATCAAAGAAGCGGTGACCGGGATGATTGCGTGCAGAATGAACAAAAAAGACAGCCTCGCCTCTGTGGGACTGGCTTACGACATCGCCCGGCCGAAAATTGAGAAGGCGAGGAAAGAGGCGAGGAGAGCGCATAATGGAGCGTGAACCAGTGGGCCAAGCCCTCAACAGCATCATCAGCGAACTCAACACCACCGCCCGGCTGGCGGCCGATCCCCTCACCTATGACGAAGTCGCGGCCGAGGAGGGTACACTCTGGTACATCAAGAACCAGTGCGAATGGATATTGTCGCACATCAGAACCAAGGAAGAGGCCATGCTTAAGGTGACGAAATGAGAACAGCATTCATCGTCCTCGCACTGCTCGCCACGCCGGCACTCGCCCAGGAGCCGAGCGAGGAAGTCAAAAAAGCCGCTTTGATGCGGGCCTATCACCTCAATGGCGATAGCATGGTCGGGTCGAGAATGATCGACATGAGCGGCGTCGATGTCACCGACCCCAATATC